GGGGCGGTCAGAGTGACATTGTCAGCCGTACGGGGACCAACGACGTGGTACAGACGGTTGCCTGTTCCATTAGCGTAGGTGCTGCTATCGGATGAATCATTGATTCCACCGAACTGAGTGAATACCGCTGTAAAAGTCGGTCCGCCAATCGCAGTGAAGGAAACTTCGTACTGCGCCTTAGTCAATGGGCGAAGAATAGCCATGATAACACCTCCTTAGTGTCCTAAATCAGGACAGAATGTCGGTGATCATAGCTCCGGAACCGATTCGACCAGTAGCACCCAGGCCAACAGGGTTGACAATGCGCTCGACGGTGATCTCAGCGCGGACAACGCGACGCTCACGAATGTAGTACTCAGGGCGAACGGCAGGGGTGCCGGTCAGCTGGTAGGTGTAAGCGAAGGCGGGGGTAGCAGCGTTAGCACCACCAGCGGGCATAACGGAGTCCGAAGGGCCGTTCGGGCTGTAGAACAGCAGGATGCCGTTCTCAGGGAACACGGGCTGCAGGCTACCGTCGGTGGCCAGATAACGACCCTCAGCCACACGCAGACCGCGCTCGAGACCGAAGTAACGGGCCAGCATGTCGGTGTCGATGCTGTCGGCGGTGGTGTACTTGATACGCTCAAGGATCGCGCTGTTGGTCAGCAGTTGGTCGAACACAGCAGTACCGACAACCATTGAGTTCGGACGGATACCGATCTGGTTAGCGACGGAGCGCTTCAGGGTCAGAACGTCTTCGATCGGGTTGGAGGTCAGAGATGACCAGGGTGTGGTACCAGCAGCGGTGGTGTAAGAAGCTGCGAAGCTGGTCCAGGTTTGGAAACCGAGACCGGTTTGAGTACCAGCGCCAGCGCTGGGCTCGTAAGGGTTGTAGCCAAGGGCGGTGTTAACTGTAACAGTCTGAGAAACGGTGTACTCATAGGCGTTCATCAGGCGTGACATAGCGTTGCGAGTTTCGATCGCACGCAGGTCAACCTGAGCGGGGCCTTCGCCAGCGTTCTCGATGACTTCTTCCGGCAGTTCCCAAGCCACGACTTCTTGCTCGAGAGCATAAGGCTCCGAGTCATAGCGGCTCTGAACGTAAGGAATGTTGGTGCCATAAGCACGACGGAAGTCGTTGATGGCGAATTGCTCTTTGCCGAAGCGCAGAATGCGGCCAGCACGAGTGGGGGTGTCGACGACGGGAGCGATAAAGTTCGCAATGTTGGTCGCCGGCAGCATGAAACCTTGGGCAAGTGTAGTCAGAATCGGATCTACACCTGCGTAGGTTTGTTGCAGGTTCATCATGGGAGGGAGTCTCCGTTAAACGGGATTGTCTTCAAATGTGTGCACACAGGGCTGGGACTTACACCGCAAGGATGCCCAGCCAAATGCTATAAGCCAGATTAAGAATCAGGCGAACGATACGAGAACCAGACGGCGGCCACCGATGTTCACGTTTTCGCGAATCTGAGGTTGAGTGCCATCCAGGGTAACCAGAGTGCCGGCATCGGCGATGGCAACTGCTTGACCCAGAACGTTTACCTTGAGCTGGGTGTTCAGACCGATAACAGAGGCGGTCGGGGAAACTTCAACCAGCAGGAGGCCGGAGGTAGCAATGGTCAGGGCGCGGCTGGGAACGGGTCGAGCAAGAAGGGTGGGCATGTAAGCCTGGTTCACACCGAGGCTCGAGCCGGTCCAGTTGCCAGGAGCCAGGGCGTCAGGCTGAGCAGCCTCGTTGACACCATCCTCAATGATGGGAGCAACGACGCGAAGTTCACCGACTTCGACGGCGCCTTTGCCGGCCAGTGCCGGGGGGATACCGGCGGCAATTGCGTCGTTGTAGACAGGCGAGTTAACTTGAGCGTGTTGAGCGGCGTTGTAGGTTTCAGCGTAACGGATATACTGTTTGCCGTATACGGGTGCAGCATTAGTTGCCATGTTTTTATCCTTAATAAATGGACTTCAATGTTTGAATTTGTTTGCTCTAGGACTGGTTTGTTACCTAGTTGCAGTAAACAGTTTTACCCTTAACGGTATTCAATGTAGCAACGGCATCGATCGTAACACCGACAGCCTTTTCCAGGCATCGGAAGTTCGCCGATAGGTGCCCAACCTTGTTCACCATAACTCTTACAGTCAACGCAGGTTTTCTTATCTGCCTTTGCAACTCGTCTCATTTCTTTGTAACCCAAATCTTGGGCTACCATGTATTCACCGAGGGTGAAAAATGAAAAGGTTGGAGTTGCGAGATAACGTGATACACGTTCCGCGAGGGAAGGCCAGGTACGACCTTGAGCTCTCCGCTGAGCAGCCTCTTGAGTGCCTTCCTCTTCGGGGTTAGCACCTTCGAGCGCATCGGCTTCGAGATCGATTGCTCCGGGGACCGCACCGAGCAGATCATAATCTGCAAAGTCAACGGTTTGATCGCCTAAGCGTAATACACCAGAGTCGATATATTCCTTGGTCTCTGCCAAGAACTTTGTAAGAGGTGGAAGCATATCGCCCACGACAATGGGCCATACTTTGTCCAGCTTCTGATCAGTTTTGTCGTTTTTGATGCCAAGGACGCAAGCGGCAAGTGCGGAGGTGAGAGTTTTATCGAGCATAGTGCGCTCATATTCATCCCACCTCATTAACTTGTCGCGTAACCCCTTTACCAAGCCAAGGGACTCTGCCTTCATCCGTTCTTCCAGACTCGGCTGCTCTTTGTATTTTCGAGCTAGAGTTTTGGCTTGTTTAAAGTAGTCGGATCTCCGCTTGGTAGCCATTCCGACCATTGAGAGGAGATCCATACTAACCTCAGGAGAACATTGTCTTCTTCAGGGCTTCGACGTAATCCATCTTGCCTTCAGAAGCTTCAACCATCTTCAGAGCTTTGGCGTGAGGATCCAGATCATCTTCGGTGTACTGGAAAGTACCACCGGCAACTTCCCCAAAGGAAACCATCGGGGGCAGTTTGCTCAGCAGGTTCAGCAGCTTGGTAGCGGCAGTTTCACCCTCAGAGAACTCAAGAGTGCCAAACTCCAGGCCCTCGCAATAGGAAATCAGCTCTTGCTCAGGAATGATGCCGTCGGTCAGACGACCTTCGGTGTACAGAGCCTCAACAAAATTCGACATTTGTTGACGGCGGTGCATCATCTTCTCTTCGCGATGCTTACGCTCCAGCTCAGCATACTTGTTCTTCAGAGACATCAGCTCTTCGTACATTTGCTGAGGGAAGCCAACGGCGCGAGCTTGACGCATCGAGCCCATGCCGTAGTCCATTCCACAATGGTCGGCGGAGAGCTCGTTGTAGTCCTCTTCACCTTCGTCAACTCCGTCATCGCCTTCACCTTCTTCGTAGGTGGAACCAAAACCGGTCTTGGTGTAAGGGTTCTTGCCTTCTTTGTGCTCTTCAGCATAAACACCGCCGGACTTCTTGCTAATCTCAGCAGGATCCGTCACGGTATCCATGGCGCCAGGGGTCAGTTGCTTGGCCTTGGACTTCTTGCCATCGCCGATGTTCTCGCGCAGGCTCTCGAGAGAGGCTTCGCCATAAACGCCGCTAGGACCAGTGATTTGGTTGGGGTCGTCAATGCTGCCCTGAGCACCGGGAGTCAGCTGCTTGGACTTGGACTTGGGCTCGCCCTTGTAGGACTCGGCGTAGGCACCGTCGGGGCCAACGATCTGAGCTGGATCCTCGTAGGTATCCATCGCACCAGGGGTCAGCTGCTTGCTTTTGGACTTCTTGCCGTCACCGATTTCTTCACGGAGAGTTTCCAGGGAAGCTTTACCAGAGATGTCGCCGGTTTCATACTCAGCATGCTCAACCATCTTGCTGCCTTTCATGGACTTGCGAGCGGTGGTTACACCGTCTTCGCCAGTCATTTCAGCAGCTTGAGGGCCACCCTCTGCATACAGAAGGTTGTGAGTGCCAACGGACTTGGCACGAGCATCAGAGCTCTTCTGACGCAGAACACGCATGTTCTTGTCGTTCATGACATTAGTTGTCTGAACAGCGAAGATTTCATCGTCGGGCATTTCTTCCGACTCAGTTGGCATCTTGGTAGCACCGTCGTCACGGCCATAGGGGTCGTTGCCGTCGGAAATCTTGGGGGCGTTCACACCGTAGCTCTTGGCATCGACGTCATACTGGTCCATGTTGTTGACACGCTCGTAGTTGTCAGACTGGCCAGCCCAACGCTCTTCGCCGTCGGAAGCCAACTCGGATTCTTTAGCGGTCTTCATGCGATCGGCATCTTGCTCACCGTTTTCGGCAGTGTGCATGCGATCAGAGTCTTGGGCACCAGACTTGGCAGTTTTGAAACGTCCTACGCTACCATCAGCACCAGCTTTGCCAGTCTTCATGCGATCGACGTAACC